GGTGATGGTTCAGGTAGTGCAACTGCTTACATGACAAATGAAGATGCTTCTCTTTCTAACCGCATGATTGAAGATGTTCTTCAGCGTCAACAAGTTGGTGCAGCATTTAAGCTTTATACAGACCGTGTATTTAGTGGTGGAACAGTAAGTGACACTCTTAGTCGCTTTATTAGCTTTGATGCAACATTAACTTCTGCTTCTTTAGGTGTTACTCCTGATGATGCACAAGCAGTAACAGTTAACTTCCGTCCTGCTGGCGTACCAACATTTGATTTTAGTCGTTCATAATAAGAACGGAATTGGAATGTTCCAGAAGCCCTGCCTTGTGCAGGGTTTTTTCTTGTCTATTAGGTTAGAATAAAAAAGTATAAATTTTTATCATGACATCTAGTCCTAGAGCATCACGCTCACCATTAAGAGCGATAGATCGTTTAAAGAAAGCTGCAAATTTACAGGCTACAAAGAAGGAAGTTGAATTATCTGATGGAACGGTATTTGAGATGTGGGTATCACCTTTGACGATGGCAGAAAGAGAAAGAGCACAGAAAGGTGCTAAATCTGATGATGCTAATGAGTTTGCACTAAGGCTTTTAATGACAAAAGCACAAGATGAAAATGGTCAGAGGTTATTTAATCTTGGAGAAATTGACGTTTTAAAGAACGAAGTTAAGGATGCTGATTTGCAAAAGTTAATGCTTGCCGTCATTACAGACGATGAGGATCAGATTGACCCAAAGGACTAAGTAAGGAGCTGCGTAAAGACAATTTATTAATGCTTCAGTTTTCTATAGCTAAAGAATTAGGTAAATCTTTAACGGAAATAAGACAAATGACGGTGGAAGAAATTCTTGGATGGAGTGCTTATTTTCAAGTTTTAAACGAAGATCAGGAAGAAGAAATGCGAAAAAACCGCAGACGTAGGTAAACTAAAGCGAACGGAGGATTTCAATTGTGTCTATAGAGTCAAGGATAGATATTGTTGTCAAGAATCTGAACCAACTGAATAAGTTGGCAGATAATTTAAAGAATATAAATAAGACCAATGAAAAATTGGTTAAAGGACTGGATCGTATCGAGTCTCAGTTGAATAAAATAAACACCAATGGAGTAGCTTTTAAAAAGATAAGTAAAGATGCTAGAGATGCCAGTAAGGAAGTAAATAATTTAGGTTCTCGTATTGCCGATATTATCAGTAATAACAAAGGAGGTATAGGGAATCTTGGTATAGGAAGTCTGTTAGGAGTTGGTGCTGTATCTGGTATAACAAAGATCACTGATGGTTTTAAGAACTTAGTTCCTGCTGTAAATGTTGTTACTAGCAAGATACCTGTGCTTGGAGAGAAGCTACAAATGGTTCAACAGCAAGCCACTGGTTTTGACGCTGTATTTGATGGAATACTTCATAACATTGCCAATCATCCTACTTTATGGGGTGCTGCTGCTGTTGCTCTTACTGTTTTTGGAGGCAAGTTCCCTGTAGTTGTAAAAGGAGTAAAGCAACTAGCAGTTACGCTTAATGGAGTAGGTCAGGCAGTTACAAATAATATTGTTGGCAAGTTAGTGCCAGCGACTAAACATTTAGTCGATATGCGTGTTGCTCTCGTTGATGTAAGAGAGCAAATGGAAAATATGACTAGAGGGGCTTCCTTAGAAGAGTTAAACATAATGGTCGGCATGGCTCGGAAGGAGATGGAAAGCTTCTGGCACATGACTGGCAAAGCTGAAGACGCAGCTATAAAACTAGCTGTTGCTATGGCTGCTCAAAGAAAAGAGCAGACGGCAATAAATGATCTTTTATTTAAAGCTCAAGGAAAGGCAACAACAGCAGAGCAAGCAGACAATAAGAGAGCTTTAGATGCCCAAAAACAAAAGGCAACACATAGTTATGACATGTTTAGCACTGAAGCTCAACAACTTGAAATACTTCAAAGAAAGAATAAGTTGTTTATAGATTCAGCAGGGCACTACACAAGATTAGTAGAAAAAGGAGGGAAGATGCTTGATATAGAGCAAAGAATAGAAAGAGTAATGAATAGACGTAAAAAAGGTTTTGGAGGAGCAGGAGGAATGGGTGGAAAAGGAGGAGAGAACTTAATGCTTGGAGCTGGTTTCCCTCTCTTGTTTGGAGGAGGAGTTGGTTCTGTTGCTGGTGGTGTTGGTGGTGCGTTGCTTGGAAATATGACAGGTGCGGGAGGATTTGGTATGCAGATCCTTGGTAGTGCGATAGGAACAATGATGGATACAGCTATTCAAAAAGCAGCAAAACTAGGGGAGTCACTTAAGTCTATAAACATGAATGACTTGGTTGAGTCAGGAGTTCGTTTGTCAGGAGAGTTACAGAGTCAAGTTACGCATCTGCAAAAAATAGGACAGATAGAACAGGCTAGAGCACTGTTAGCAGCTCAAGTAATGGATCAAACTGGTGCTAGTGCAGGTGTTTTAGGAGATATAAATAATATGACAAATATTTTAAAAGCAACTTGGAATGATCTTGTAGGGTCTGTTGGTGCTTTCTTAGGGGTTTTAGCTGGTCCGTTAGTAACTGCTTTGGCTGGTGTTCTTAAGATTGTTACTGAAATACTTAAATTATTCAACAGAGGTATTTCTGTTATTAGAGAGTGGGCTAGGGCAGTAGCTGAACGATTTGCTCCAGGGCTTGTAGAAGCAATAGATAATGCAATGGATAATTTAAACGTAGGTTTACAAGAAGCACTTGGTAAAGCGGATCAGCTAGCAAGAAAGCTTGATTTAGATGCGGATACTTTGATGACTAAAAGAACTTTAAGAGAGGGCATAACTTCAGGGGGTTCATTTGAAGCACAGAAAAGAAACGCAGAGATACAGAAATCTATGTCGATGATAGATCTAGGGAATAGTAGAAGGGCGGAGTTAGAGGCTACTGATCCAGCGACAAGAACTAAATTATTTATGGAAGAGTTTAAGGGCGTAACAAGAGAGATGCAGCTTGATATAGAAGGTAAGTACGCTAAAGAGATTGAAAATATTGATGCAAAAGAGCAGAAACTTATAGCAAAACTAGAAAGACAAAATGAACTTAAAGCTGCTCTTTTTGGGATAGATCAGAAGATTGCACAAGCTAGAGCAGACGAAGATAAAGAACTTGAATTTAGGTTGAACGCACAAAAAGAAATAGCAAGTATATCAAGTAAGTTAATGGAAGATACTGCTGGTAAAGATGATGCAGAAAAGCAGCTTAAAATTGAGGCAGCAAAACTAGATATAGCTAAAGTTAATTTTGCTTTAGAAACAAAAATAGATGAATATAGAAAAGAAAAGAAAGAAGAAGCAGAAAATGTAATAACTGATTTAGAAAATCAAAATGCTTTGCTAGAAGGAAAAATAGCGGGTAATGAAGAAGAGATTAAACAACTACAAACAATCGAAAAAATAGTAGACAAGATAGGGGAAGGATACAGAGAACAAGTAACAACTCTAATAGAGAAGAACGGTCAATTAAAGGAGACCGCTGAAAACACTGACAATGTAAATAAAGAGTGGGATAAGATAAAAGACACAATTGCATCGGGCTTAACTGATGCAATTATGGGGTTAATTGAGGGCACTAAATCTTTATCAGAATCAATTGCTGGTGTAGCAAAACAGATCGCAAGTATGATGCTTCAGAAAGCAATAATGGGGCTTCCTTTCCTTGCTGCTGAAGGAGCTTATGCACCTGGAGGATTTAAAGCATTTGCTTCAGGAGGTCTAGCTACAAGACCTACTCTAGGGCTCGTAGGAGAAGCTGGAGAAGACGAATACATCATCCCTGCATCAAAGATGGCTGCAAGTATGCAACGCTATTCAGCAGGTGCTAGAGGCGAAGCTGTAATTCCTGGTACTGGTTCGTCTTATGCAGGTAGCGGTGGAAGTTCTACTACTGTTAATTACAGTGGCCCTATTCTTAATTTCAACTCTGAAGAATTTGTTCCTAAGTCTGCTGTAGGACAAATTATTGCAACTGCTACATCTCAAGGTGCTAGAGCTGGAGAAAATAAAACTTTATCTACACTAAGGAATAGTAGAAGTGCTAGATCGAGGTTAGGAATGTAATGACTGTTGTTGCCTTAACTGCTT